GTTTTATGATGTTTCTTAAGATAATTTTCTATTAATTTTGGATTTTTTTTTAATATTTGATAATGTGATTGATCGTTCATTTACAATAATGTCCTATTACTAATCTTCCTTTTTTTGTATAGTACCCTTGATATTGTTCTTTGTTTGTCCATTCGTGGTAAGTAGCCATTCTCTCAACTGTGAACATAAAACTATCCAAACAATTCTCAAATTTCATAGGAAACGAAACATAATTAAGTTTTACGCCTAGAAGTATTATTACGAGTGTTTTCATCTTCCTCCAAACTTTCTTCTGACCATCTTTTTTTAGCCCCTAATTTACCTGCCATTGATCGTCTTTTTCTATTCATTTTTTGTTCTTTGCGTTCTTCTTCTGCTTGTTTGCAGATAAGGTATGTCTTGCCGTTCTTATCTTTTTCTTTGTAAAATAAATGCTCTATTTTTGGGAATATTATTTTGATCTTGTCTAATCTGCAATTACACATTTTAGACAAAATCTCCATATCATATTCTATTCTGAAACCTCTCCAACAATGACAATAGAGTAAAATATAAGCCCCTTGTTCTTCTAGGTTTATTTTTAATCTATTAGGGTCGCTGATCCAATCGTTTGCGTAAAATTGAAAAGCAGGACTTTGTTCATCTGTAGTTGATTTTCTCAATATAATCCTTATTAAGTTTAGTTAAGTTTTGTTTTTACCCCGAAAGAACATTAGTGTCAATAGTATATCTTGTTTGCAGTTGAAGGTGAAGATGAAGGTGAAGATGAAGATGAAGGGGATAAAATCGCATATGCGATTTAATAGCATAGGGTCATACGTTTGCCATTAGCACATTTATAGCATTGCTATAGCATTGCCATACTTATGCTAGGTTGAAATTAATGTCGGGTCTTATGTATTCAGCTTGAAAATCACCAAGTTTTGATATTTGGATAGCCCTAAAAGGTGGTATTACTTTCCATTTAGATACTGCTGGGTGTGATATTCTTAATCTTTTAGATAAATTCTTACCACCATATTTAGTTACTATTTCTTTTTTTCTATCTACTGCTAGTTTATATTTTGTGTTCTTCATTTGTTCATATCAGAACTAAATTGTTCTTCCGTTGTTATCATTCTCCTTAAAAAACTTGCTCTATCGTGTTCGTTTTTAGCTTCATCTACTAATTTTAATAGACTTTTTGCTTTGTCATAGTGATCGGGTATTACAGAAGAACGATCTACGTTCTGAATATCCTTCATTAATCTATCTCTTTTTGCCTCGCACTCATTTGCTAGTTCGGGTAGTATTCCTGCCATAATTGGCTAATTCCTACCATAATCATTAACTAAAATCAATATTTATATTGACAACAGTTAAGCCATACAATAAACATAGGTTAATTAAATAATAAATAAAGGAAAAAAATATGAGCATAGTCGCAAAAGGTGGTGAAAAATCTAGCAGTTTTCCAAGTGTTTCTGTAGGTGTTCACAAAGCCCGTTGTATTAAGGTCATTGATCTTGGTACTCAAAAGAATGAGTTTGAAGGCAATATAACTTGGAAAAGACAAGCATTGGTGATTTGGGAAACTCCCGATCAAACTAATGAAACATCTGAACCTCTAACAATCAGTAGGTTTTACACATTATCACTACACGAAAAATCTAATTTAGGAATTGATCTTACTTCTTGGAGAGGTCGCCCATTTTCTGAAACTGAAAAAAAAGGTTTTGATATTAGTAAATTAATAGGTCACACTTGTTTACTAAATGTCATACAAGGCAATAAAAACAACAAGATTGGGTCGGTAATGCCCTTACCTAAAGGCGATAAAATAGCAGAACAATATCATACGAGTGTGACGTTCTCTATGGATGATTTCCAAAAAGGTAAGAAGGAAACTTTTAATCAATTATCCGAAGGTATTAGAAATATTATCTTACGTTCAAAAGAGTTAGAAGGTCTTGAACATAAAGATAATGGGGATGATAACAATGGCTCTACTACTGTAGGTCAAGAACCCGTACCATTTTAATGGAATATACTAACGCATCTAATCTCCCGAAGGCGATTGAACGGGCAGTAGCTAACGATCCTTACTCATCCAAAGGGTCTAATATATCTGCTACCCGTTTGATTGCTCCTCCTAGAATAAGAGTTTTAGAAATGCGAAACTGGGATTTATTAAAAGAAGATGTATCTGATAAGATATTTGCTTTGCTAGGACAATCCGTTCATCATATTATTGAACGATCTAAACAACGAATTGATTTATCTGAACGTAGATTATTCTATAAAGATGATAAGATCACTAATGGTTGGACTTTGAGTGGGTCATTTGACTATCTTGAAAGAGATGGAAGATTGATAGATTTTAAAGTCACATCTGCTTGGGCTACTCTTAATGCTTTAGAAAATCCTAAACCCGAATGGGAAAACCAATTAAATGTATTGGACTTTTTGTGTCGTAAAAATCAAAAGACTTTAACTAGTTATAGTAAACCTATTAAGGTTAGGTCTTTATCCATTATGGCAATATTAAGGGATTGGTCTAAATTAAGAGTAATGCAATCTGATAACTATCCTAGAAAACAAGTTGTTATGATCCCTGTAAGAAGGTGGACACCAAAAGAACAAGACGATTATATTAAAGCTAGGATTAAGCTACATCAAGATGCTGAAAAGTCTAGTAAGCTACCTCTTTGTACGGCAAAAGAAAGATGGCGAAAAGAAGATAGCTATGCTTTAATGCTTGATAAACGTAAGACGGCAAAAAGAGTATTGCCTACTAGGGAAGAAATGGATCAGTATTTAAAAGCTAACAAAATGGTTGAAGGACAAGGTTGTAAAGTTGTATTCAGAAAAGGTGAAGATGTTAGGTGTATGCACTATTGCCGAGTGAATGAGTTTTGCGATCACTATATGAATGTTAAATTTTAAATGAAAGGAATTTGGTACAGATTAAGAGGCGGAAAACTTTGATGTCCTAGGATAATTGTTTAAATCACCTTGAAAACGTTGCGTTGCCAGTAGGTGAGCCAATAAAAAATAATGTCAAACTCTAAAATTCATAAATTAGTTTTTACTAGAGATACCCTTGTTCAAGGAATACTCAAACGATTTGCCAAGCGATCTGATGATGGTATAAAGAAATATGGTAAGACAATGCTACAAGCTACCAAGTCTATTGCACAATGGATAGATGATGCACAAGAAGAAAGTTGGGATAAGATTGTCTATCTTGAAAAGATTAAAATAGAACTTCAAAAGAAGGAAGGGGGAAAAGATGGCAAAAAAGAAAAAGAAAAAGAAAGATAAAAAGAAAAAAAATAAGAAGAAACGCAGATAATTATTGCAAATTTTTTAAATAGGTATAAATGAATATTATGAACTTACCAATATTTTATTTATGCCTATTTATTTATTGGTCTAGTCTTGTACTTCTAACAATACAGTTATACTAATTTCTTATTCCATCTTCCCTTATCATTTAAAATCATTGGTAGTAGCTTGGGAATACCATCTAAAATAATTCCACATCCTATTATAAATCTTGTTCTAAAGTTTTTTGCATAATTAAAAGCCATAGATTTTTGGTTGATTAAACATCCTACGTTCATAGCAAAGAATATGTTATCGGGATTAGCCCAATAGCTTATGACAAATTTTGTATGGTAGTGTCCTTGTACTGCTGACATACCCATTGCTTGTGATACCTTTGATATATCTGCTGATCTTCCGTGAGTGAAAAAACATTTCTGTCCATTGCTCATAGTCAAAGTTAAATCATCTACCCATTTCCATTTCTTCGTGCCTAAAAATTCTCCATAGTCTTTTAAGAACTCCCTACTCATTCCGTATTTTAAAGCCCTCCTATACACCAAGCTAGAATGATTGCTCTCTACCTCTACCATCTTCGGAAATATGCCCTCTAATGCCCTTATAAAGCCCCTAGAAGCCCTTAATTCGTGTCCTGCACTATAGAGGTCGGGATCGTGAGTGTGCATATTTATAGCGTGAAAATCTAATAGATCACCTATGTTGATTATACAATCGGGCTTATATTCTTTTTTGATTTCTTCTAAAAATGTTAGACTATCCTTATGGTGAAAAGGAATGTGCATATCACTAATGACCAAAATTCTTTTGTTCACTAATTACCCTCTATTGTTTCTGGAATGTTCTTGATACGTTCTATTTCTTCTATACGGGGATCAACATATTGAATTTCACCATCTTTAATATGTACATCCCTAATTGTATTCTTGTCTATGATAATATCTTTTAAAATAACAACCATACTGTTGGTTGTATCTTACTGCAATTTATTAAATTTTACAAGATTTCATCACACTAGACAATTCTTCTGCACGTTTCGGAGTTTGCTTTGCCCATTTGCTATCCAACATTTCTTCGGATGCAATTTGATAATCATTTTGTTTTAATGCTCTCCACATATTTTTGAATTTAGATACTCCACCGATACCAAGTTGGAATACCATCTCAATGATGACACATTTGGCTTGATGATGTAGGGGTAAACCACTTATGAGTTGATTAGCATTTGACTTGGCTATGTTAAAATCTTTATCAAAGACTTCTTCTAAATCTTTCTTCTTGTAAGTCACACCTTCTTTAAATCTATCGGTAGATAAAACAAGATGACCATAGCCGATTGTGGCAAAACCAAGACTATCCTTATAGATTTTAGGTACAAATCCTTCGTGTTCTTTAATCCTTGCTTTTAAATCGTTATAACTCATATCACTAACATACGGATCGGAACGCAAAAAATCAATCTATATTGTATTAGTTCACTAGAAAATATATAGCAACAATAACTACCGCTACTGTGATAGATATTTTCTTATGGGCTTTTGCTAATGCCCAAAGTTCTTTTGCTTTTTCCATACTACCTCCCATTAAAACCATTCATTATTCTAATAACTTTCACCACTTTATCAACATTATTAAGAGTTTCTTTGTGTTGTATATCAAGTGAATTAGCACTTTGCATTAAAAGTAATGCAACTATGATTTGTAACATATATTAATTACAGTTATTTTTATCTAAATCTATTGGTTTGTCACCTTGAAAAAACCATACATAGGATGAAAGTTTAGTTCCATCTTGTGTATAGGTACACTTCTTGCCTACTGAACAAGCAGATAAAGCGAACATCATAATCAGAAATATAAATAATTTATTCATAATCTTCCTATTTTAGTGCGATATACTATCAAAAATCAAGAGAATTAGCCATTACTTCCTTTTGATAATATCTGCACCTTTAAGACCATAGATAGCAGATACTACTCCAATGAATAGGGCTTGATACCAGAACGGCATATTGTTAAAATACTCAAAAAATTTCTCTACCTTCAACATAATTTCGGGATCATCACTAAAAATAGACCATATCAACAACATCACGGGGGCGGCTACGAGTATCAAAACGAACTCGTCTTTCCAGCCCTGTTGATTATTAGTCATAACGGCTTGTTTATATTCCAACTCACCCCGTGCCATCTTACTAGCGTGGGTAGCTTGGGCATCAGCCATTAACATTTTAGTTTCTTGACGCTTTTTATAGATATGCGTACCTGCGTTTAAAGCTAATTTTATTGCACTAAACCACATATTAAAATATCAATTTTACTACTATAAAAATAAATATTGCAGATACAACTGCAACACTTACTCTTTGTCTTGGTGATAGATCACTCCACATATCACCGACAAATATGAAAAATTCTTTCATAGTAATCTCCCTATAGTTTAACAAACTTTAATACTGCTACTATTAAAGCAATCAAAGACCCTACTACAAAAATTGCTTTAATACCACCTTTTCCCATTGACATTTGATGCTTTAAACTTTCTATATCTTTACTGTTTTTTTGCACATCCTTATGGATTTCTGCTAATTTATAACAGATTACATCCATTGATACTTTACTCTCAAATTTAGGTATCGACTTTTTTTTCATTTTCCTCAATCTGTTTTTTAGGTACACACCAAAATTTGATAAAAGTACGATTGCTTTCTACTTGTTCTACTGGCATTTTAGCAATAAATTCGTGGGCTTTATAATAACCATTCAAAGCACATTCACGATGACTATTGTAAAGCTGTTCGTTCATTGGTGGGAAACAAGTACCTGCTACTGAATAGCACATTTGAAATATTAACATAAATTTTATCATCGCTTTCTTCTATACCATCTTCTTTTTTTGAGAAACCAAGCATAAACTTTATTCGTTATTCTCCTTTTTCTTCTTCTTTTTGTTCTTTCTCTTGTCAAGTTTTTTAAGGTTTCTTTTTACAAAATTAGTATTCTTCTTTATCTGTTTAGATAAAAATTGTTGTCCTTGTTGTAGTTTAAAAACTTGTTCTTTCATATTCCAAGTTTCTTTTAAGTTCCAACCGACTAACGCAATCAAAGCGGCAAGAGCAAGACCTACTATTTTATCTTTTAAATCCATTATTGACAGCTTTCACATTCATTCGTGTCGTCAATGACGACACCACCACCTTCATAAGTAGCTTGTTCTGCTCGACCACTATCACAATCACATCCAGTACATTTACAACCTTCGTGATCTGCCTCTATACAATGACAAAGATGCTTACATTTTTTACAAGTTCTATCCATTCCTATCATTCTATCATATTGTCATTATTTTGTATAACCTGTTGAATCATATTTATCTTTAACTATTTTAACAACTC